CTATCCGTTACAAAAAGTATACCATCACCCTCAAGGATGGCTGAATCTGAAGTTACTACAACTGCTTCTATCTTATAGGTATTTCCAGTAGTTCCTCCAGAAACCCAAAATGTTATCATGCTATTCTTACCACTAGAGGCAGATGTCTCAATAGCAGTAGTAGCTATAGTTAGATCGCTGGTCGTGCCATCTATTTTTTCTGAACTAACAGTGCTTATTGAGCTAACAGTCTCTGATGTACCCAGCAAGTTGTTAAACTCTATTGAAAATTTTCTTTGTTCAGCAGGCTGCTTGCAAAGTCTTTCATTAGCTATAACGCCCATTTTTACCTCCTATAATAAACATTCTACTGTAGAATACACCAATAATGACCTAAGAAGGGACTGTCCAAGTATCTGGTCTTTTAGATAGGGTGGCCTCCAGCTTACACACAGGGATTGTCCATGAAGTATCTCTAGAAGGGACCGTCCATATCTTAATCTTGGCGTCTTTTGCTACAATTCTAACCGTGTCTTCTATATCGGATATAGGGAAACTTGCTATTGGATGGAAACCTAACATATAATTCTCCTTAAATATCTAAAAACATTAGAAGGGCCTTGCCGGAGGTAGAGGCTGCTGCTTCGCTTGCCTGATCTGCACCCATATCCCACGTCAAATCGGTAGCATCTCTATCAACACCATCTATATCTATATTAACACCATTTGTGGTTCCTAAGTCTACCCCTGCTTCTCTACATACTGAGTCAGTGTCTATATGTAAATCTTCTGATCCAACAACAGTAGAAACAAAATCTATTTGAGCTGCGGTTTTATCTTTAAGAGAGTTTGCTCCTTGAGCTTCATAGGTTGCGTTTGTTGTATCGTCTGATAAGTTGTAGTCTACGTTTGACGTTCCTGTTCCTGTATCCCAGTAGGCCCTATGCTCAGCAGCAGTGCTTGCGGTAAGCAGTGATGCAATATTGTTTTTAACATTGGCAACTTGGGTTGCTGCTCCATTGAACCTAAAGCACATAGCTGCCTTGGTACTGCCGCTGTTTTCACTCTCAATATTGTGAACAGTGTTGTTATATATGTTTAGAGTTCCTTTCCAACTACTAAGATTTATGCCAGCAGCACTGTCATCTTGTGTTTCTCTAAAATCATATACAATATTATTGAGTATACTTATGGTATCAGAAGAAGCACTGGGTGATCCTGACATATGCATCCCAAAGACAGGATCACTAGTCGGATTACCAGTTCTGCTATGTATTATATTATTTCTTATAATATTATCGTCATTGGTTCCTTTGCAATAAATACCCTTGGTGGTGTTTGTGTCAGTTAAATCTATTTCGAACCACTCTATAATAAAATTATCTATATTAGACTCTATAACCCCAGCAGAACTTCCCGCGTAGGCAGTAGGCCTTATAACAACTTTCCCCGAGGTGCCAGCCTTTCCGTCATGCCTATCGTCTTCATGTACTGTTAATTTTACAGACGCTAAACTTTGTTTGTTATTAAAGTAAACATTTGAGTCATTGGTAAAGGGAGAGTCTCCATGACATTCTCCAACAACATCATCGGTACTTCCCCAATACGTAGGACTAGCATCATCAACCATAGCTTCAAAAAGAGTAATCGTGCTGAAGGCTCGCTTAAAGGTTCCTGCAGCTGTTTCGAACATGCTGTTATATAGATCACAGGGAGACTCCTCGTAGCAACTCTCCATTCCCTCATCATCGCAAAAAAGATACTTAAGCGTATAATTGCTACCGCTTATGTCTGTTAAAAGATAGTAAAAGTAAGCCATGTGGCTGCTCTCATCATATGCAACGTAGATATCCCCAACTGCCACATTGCTACTTGGGGTAGACGTAAAGGCTACCACATACGGCCCACTACCGCTACAGCTATCGGGAGTTACCGTAGATATGCTTTGATTAGAACCTATACTTACTGTAGTAGTAGCCATTAAATATTCTGTCCTATAACAAATCCGTCATAAGAACCCGATTCGACACATAGGAATCCAAAGGTGTCCGTCTTGCTCGTTGTGGCTGTTAATGTCGGGGCGGTTCCACCCTCAGCCCACCTAATAGTCGTGAACCAACCTACAGTGCCCGTAGCTGAGGCATTTTGCTTTAATCTTAGCATGAACTTTTGTCCGGCAGTTACATTTGAAAGAGCTATAGTGTTAAGTCCTTGATTCATACTGTGGTGGAATGTTGAAGCTTGTGAGAGGTCTAGAGTGCGAGTATCTCCGGGGGAAGACCCAGCCCCTGACTGCATGGCAGACCTCACACCTGAAGTATCAATCATACCAACGTTAATTCCATTGGTGGTTGTAGCTCCATTGTCTGTTATGTCATCTAGTGTGTAGCCAGAGATAGTCGCGATCTTAGCGGTGTTGGTTGCGATATTCGTGGTGTTAGTATCGACAGTCCCAGAAACCGTTCCAATCTTAGCGGTATTGGTTGCGATATTCGTGGTGTTAGTATCGACAGTCCCAGAAACCGTTCCAATCTTGGCGGTGTTAATATCAACCGAACCGGAGATCGTTCCAATTTTTGCTACATTTGTAGCTATATCTGAGTCATTGCTGGATATTTGAGTTTGTAAAGCTCCAGACAATCCTGATATCCCATAAGGGGTTACTGCAAATCCGGAACCGTAAGGAGAAATAGTATTGGTAAGCTGAACAATGCCGCTATGAGTAATAGTTGCACCTGATACGTTGAAAGTCGTGGAAGGATCTAGATACAATCCTGTTCCAGCGGAATATGTGGTGTTATTATCTGTGCTCGTTATTGTTAATGTATTGTTAGCCGTATTGTATGATGTTGTTGTATCCCCACCACCAGCGAAGATAACTTGATTAGTGCCACTAATATTTTCTGAGGTAGAACCATCTGAAACATTCCAATATTGATAGCCAGCTGATGTAAGAGCCCCAGAAATATCATATACTGCGTTAGGAGTAATCGCCTTATCTACAACGCCATCTTCAGCAGAGTCTTGGAGCTGAACAACTCCCTTGGCAGAAGTAGTTGCGTTTATTCCGGTTATTGTCCCTGTACCTCCTAGAGTTATAGTTCCGCCTCCTTGAAGCCCATTCTCTGTGTTGACGGTGATAGCGCTGTCGGCAAGGGCCATGCCGGTGACATTGAACTCAGTCCCATCGAGCTCTAGTCCATCTCCAGCGGTATATGTTGTATTGTTATCGGTACTAGTAACCACCAATGTATTGGTGCTTGTGCTATACGCTACGGTTGTTGCTCCACCCCCAGTAAACTTAACAGTGTCTCTGCCGCTGATATTTTCTGAGTTAGAGCCATCAGTGATAGTCCAGTAATCATAGCCAGAGTTTGCCATATAAGAGCTTACATAATCTCTAACTCCTGATGGGGTAGCTGCTGTAGTTGCGGAAGCTCCAGATATGTCATGATCCAAGTAAGTCATGCCAAAGATACCTGTAGTGGCTCTTTCTCCATGTATAGTATAAGGGCTTTCAGTTCCAGTTATTACTATACCAGAACCTCCAGAATATATAGTGTCGGTACCACTAATGGAGAATGTTGCTCCATCCATCGACACGGACGCATTTCCAACACCTGTCCATGTTACTAGTTCATTATCAATTACGTTATTGGTCGTTACTCCGTCGGTTGCTCGCCATTTTGAGTATGAGCTACCCTCTACTCCACTTATAGTATATGTTACGATGCCAACTCCAGTAGACATTACAACACCAACTGAACCTACTCCTGTGAGCATTACATCATCTGTAGACTCAATCCTCTGCTCAATTCCGGTACCGCCAATATCAAATCCCTTAGCATCCCACCCTTGATATTTATCCTCTCCTGATATTGTGACTATTGTGTTATTTGCGTCTGCAGTATCCATACAGACAGCAACGCTTCCTTTCCCTTTAAGCGTTACCACATCTTCTTTTTGAACGTATATCGTAGAATCATTATCACAACTCCCCGGGTCCTCGGGTGCGATATCATTGCCGTCACCCTGCAATACCCAATAATCATATTGTTGTGCTGCAAATGCTCCCGAAGTCATTAAACCAGTTGCCTGAATAGTTGTGCTCAGTCCACAGTTAACTTGTATGCCATCTCCACCACTAATAGTTACATCTTGACCACTGGGAACATTAGCCCCACATAAACTCCAAGCATAAACGGTGTCTGTATCTTCTCCACCGCCGCCACTGCTTCCGCTAATAGTATAGGTATTACCTGCTAGGGTAACGGTCGTGTTACCTGCGCCTTCCATCGTCACAGTGTTGGTGCTACTTATGTTAGTTGTGGTAGAGCCGTCTGAAGCTGTCCAATAATTATAAGACCCTCCTCCTCCTCCTCCTCCAACTCCCGTAACCTCTGCAGACGCCAGTCCAGTAACGTGCCCATATTCGTCTACTTGCACTTTTCTTATAAAGTAATTGGGAGATACATCTATTCCAATAGCTCCAGCAGAAGTATCATCGTGAGTGACCACGAACTTGTCTGGTTCTGCACCAGTTCCGGTGCTAAGATTCACAGAGATTCCTGAAGTTCCAGAAATTGCCAACGAGGCCCCTTGGGAAATAGTTATCCCTGTTGGTGAGCCCTCTCCGCTAGCCGAAGCTCCGTGTACGCCTGTAGCTTTCCACGTATAAATATTGTCTGTTATTTGTGTTTGCAGATTGCCAGACACTCCTGTAACATAGCTAGTCGTAGCATATGAAGAAAGGTCTTGGTCTGTTCCGCTAACAGTAAATATATTAGGGCTACCGCTTACAAAGCTTACAGTCGTGTTACCTGCCCCTGTAATTCTTACGTCGTCGGCATTACCAATTTCAGATGTATTAGACCCATCTGTAGCAGTCCAGCCATCATATCCAGCCTCTGAAGAAGGGGTGTTAATTGTTAGGGTGTTATTTCCAGCATTATATGCTACGGTTGTTGCTCCGCTTCCAGTAACTTTAACTTGAGAAGTTGTCGTAATGTTCTCTGATACTGCTCCGTCTGTTATCGTCCAGTACTGGTAGTTGTCTTTCCCCGTTGCGATACCGGAGACTGCCGCTATCTTGGCAGCGTTGGTCGCCCCAGTCAGGGCAATATTTGTGGTATTAGCTGCTATGGCAGTAGCGTTGGTGTTCCCGGTAGCTGCAAGATTACCTGTAGTAGCATAAGAAGATAGGTCTGGGCTTGCTCCGCTAATAATAACCCGATTGCCCGCATTAAGAGATGTGGAAACAAGTCCAGCCCCAGTAATATTAACGGTTTCTGTACTACTTACATTTATAGCCGTATCTGTAGTCTGTTCTTTCAGTTTCCAGTAATTGTAATTGTCTTTTCCGGATATTGCCGCCGCGTTCGTAGCGCCTGTAGCTGCAATATCTAAGGTGTTTTGATCTATCTTCGCCCCTGTGGCAGCTGTAAAGGCAATTGTCTGCACGTTGCCGTCTGGGAATCGAACCCCGCTTCTAAAGTTGCCAGTTCCATGAACATCAAGAGTATAATCAGCGGTACCTGAGCCAATACCAATTTGCCCCTTAGAAGCATCCGCTCTAAAATAAACATCAGAAGAATTGTCATTAATGACAAAGTCAGCATTGCTAGCTTCGTGATTGATCGTGACTTGATGGGGAGCACTGCCCTTTTTATGTATCCCAAACAGATTAAGTCCGCCAGCAGTAAATCTTATTCTATCGTCGGTAAATCGTATAGATGTGTTGTCGTCACCATTATGATAGAGGTATTCGCCAAACCCGGCATTTCCTGCAACATCAAGAAGGTAGGTGGGTGAGTCCGTACCAATGCCAACAGCATCAAAAACGCCGGTGCCAGAAGTATTGAATTCAGTCCCAACTAAGACAAGTCCGGTTCCTGCCGTGTATGTTCCTCCAGCAGAAGTCGTTTGGGTAGTTCCATCACTAAAGATAATGCCCGTAATGCCTACGGACACTCCTGTAGCTGAAACAACATTGGATTCATCAGCAAAAACTGCTTTTTCAGCAGGATACGTAACAAAGATAGTTCCGCTACCACCTAGGTCTATTTTATTATTAGAGTTACTACTGGAAAGAACAGTATCTCTTGTGATCTGTGTCCCACTATACGTACCTATTCCGACTTCCCATTTTGAGGGAATCTCTTCTATAGCGTAGTACGTTTTTGTATTGTTGCCAAGTACAGAGAAGTCTTGGAAGCCACTAGCCGAATAGGAAACATGTAGCGTTAATGTTCCGGAGCCAGCAGTGTTGGTACCCTGTTTTATTCTGTCTTTTATACTGATTGCCACAATAGAGACTCCGATTATGTAATAAAAAAAGCCGCCCCCAGCAACGCTAAGGTCACTAAAGGCGACTTGTTATAAACTCAAGCCGAGATTTTCTTAGAATGCGCCAAGAAGAGCTCGTCTGTTGTCGAGAACAGCGAAGCCGTGCTCTGCCCAACCGTACATGCCAGCGCGTCTCTGACGATGAAGGGTATCATCTTCGAAGATCTGCACTTCTTGCCGTACAGGCATAACAAAACTATCGTTGCTTGATAAGTCAAGACCTACTACGATCTCTTTCTTAGAGCCCGGAAGGGTTCCGCTAAGATCACTAGTGTAGTAGTTTTGATACTCTTGACCTTCGCCAAGTTCATCAATGTCATGAAGATTTACTTGGAAGATTCTAGTCAAAAGACCGCCTTCTTTAGTAATCAGATCACGACGTGTGATATCATCAACTTCATCTACGCCCCAGTTTCGAATGTCTTCAAGACCTTCTGGACTGAGGAAGAGGTCTGTCATTTGACCACGATTAATAGACGAGCTATTACCGCCACCATTACGTCTCATGATAGTTTTCATGAGAGAGACAAGTCTCTTACTGAAGTACCCTGCCGTTGCGTCGGCATCGTATACCAAGATGTTACGATCAACACCAGCACTGATAATTGTGTGCCAGCCGTCGTCGTTCATCTTCTTAACAAATTGACCTTGAAGAACGTCCATTGCACGTCCAACAACGTCCCAACGAGCGTCACGAGCATATTTCAACAAAAAGTCGATAGATGCACCAACGTCATAGGTTGGAACCATTACGTAGTCACCCTCAACATGTCGTTCAGGAATTCTACCATGATTAGGGATGGTGTAAGCTACAAAGTCGCTTTCTGTGCCGGGTGCGAGAAAGTCCAGAGGAAATTCAGCGCTAGCACCGGGTGCCAGACGGACAGCTTCGTAGATACCACCAAGAATGTCGCCACTCATAACTCCTTTTCGCAGAGGAAGTTCAAGAGCTTTGGCAAGTTCTGCCGTTGCTCCTAAAGATTCTTCTTTGACCAATGATCCGGCTTGGCGTAAAACCTGATTCATTTCTGGAGTTGGGTCAAATAACTTATTAGTCATTTTCTTCTCCTTACACATTTGGTATGATGTTAATTTCTACTTTAGCGTATCCATCAGCGTCCTTTGAAGAAAGGAATACACCGATAGGTTGGCTGTCTACGTCAGTAGTCAGCTCGCCGTCAGCTTTGTAATAGGCAAGACCACCAGCGGTAGGTGATTTGCCCGTTTCAATATTATCTGTTACAACTGTGCCTCGACGTAGCAAAAGAACTTTACTGCCCTTTTGTACTTCGTCTTTAGCAAAATTGATATGTTGACGTGTAAGATCTAGATCTACAACGTCGTTTAACAGCATCCCCATAGGTTTTCCTGAAGCATCCGCAACTTTAACGAGAGCTGTGCTATCGTCCATTGCTGATCCGGAAGCGGATGTGGAAAGAATTGCAATCTGTCCACGGGTCGCTGTCTCATTCATGAAAAAACTGAGGTCTGTCAAGTGCTCGACTCTATCAGGTTTAAGTGCCATTTAGATATCTCCTTTATTCTTGTTAAATACATAGGAATCAACCCAATTACGAAGTTTGGCACGAGTATGTTCTGATTCGTCTTCTTCTTGATCGGAAGCAACTGAAAGATCAGCCTCTTCTTCTACGGAAGCAGTCTCTAGAACTTCTTCAACCAACTCTTCGGCTTCAGCCTCAGCTTCTTCAGACTCTTCAGCTTCTGCTGCTTCATCTGTTTCTTCGGCTTTGTCATCGCCTTCTTTTGCTTCAGTCTCATCGACTTCAACAACTTCTGGTTTGACGCTAGCAATTGTAGCTACAACTTCACTAAATTGCTCATCTGTAAGAGATGCAAAAGTTTCAAGCTTAGCTTCAACCTGATCTTCAGCAATACCTGCTTCGATTAAGGCGGTGGCTCTCGCGTTTCGCTTTTCCTTCTCTTCCATTTCTGCGATTGCAGCTTCTGCTGTGTCTTTAGCTTCAGTCAACTCAGTGATTGTAGCTTCTAGGGCTGCAATCTTTTCTGCGTCTTCTTTAGCTGCTTCTTCAGCTTTTGCTGCGGTTTCACTTAAGGACTCAACCATCTGATTTAACTCAGAGGCTTCAGCTTCAAGTTTTTCGACGTTAGCCTCGGAAACTTTATTAGTAAGCTCTTTAATCTCTGCTTGTGATGCAGAAAGGGCTTCTTTAAGTTCCTTGACTTGTTCGTTCAAGAAATCGCTTGTCATAAGAATCTCCTCTTCGGAACCTGCGTTAGAAAGAATGTTTTGTTCTACTCTAACTGATACACCATTATTTTTAGAAAACAGGTTTTTTGCTATTGAGGCACCTGCAAAATCAAAGACTTCATCATTGTCAAAAATGACACTTTCTGGATTTGCGGGTTTCTCTACAAAACCTTTCCCTGAAAACGTAATATTCCTCAACATTCTACCCACTCTATGGTCTTGATATTCGCCGGTTCCTCCATAAGATCTTAAATGCCTTGTTAGGAAAGAAGTTTCTTCATTCCTTGAGACAATATGATTTTCACCTTCTGGTGATTGAACGGCATAATCAAACCCACGGAATATGCATTCCATTGAGACGAACATGTTACCCTGTTCGATTTTTCTTATTAAATCTTCTGCTCTAGCTTGATATTCTTGATCTTGCCATTGTCTGTATATAACAGAAGAGACTAAAATGTGCATTTTATCTGGCAGTTCTTCAGCTGTTGAATTCTCATCAACAAGATTGAAGTCGTCATCGACTGGCCAGCTTGAAATTATACTTCCAATAATTTTCTTTTCGTCATGTTCTAGATTTGCAGGCTTGTATTGAGGAGTTTTGCGGGCTGCCCAAACTTCTTCTGATCCAAACACATCATCGTTCTTGTTCCAAGATGAAGTGACGAGAATAGAATATGTATGATAAACGTCATCGTCTTCTGTGCCCGCAATAGATAAAAACTCTGAAGCATTTACCTTAGAAGAGTCCAGTACTGCTGGTTTAATCTGATCTGCGGAACAAACAGGGGAAGCGTATGCTATTGAAGCGTTGCTTCTTATCTGCTCCTCTAGTCCCGCTTCTTTTTCCGCTTGATATATAATTATTTTATTCATTGATTACCTCTTTATTACTTACACCAATAGGTCGTTGTTCTCTACAAAATAAGTGTAGTAAGAAGCACGAATGCTTCTAATCTCGTCGATAGCTAGGCGTTCTTCTGCATCTTCAGATGCTTGAGATATCCATTGTTCACATTCATTATGAATACTTCTATTGTTCATGCCAAACTTTATAGCTTTAGCAATAGCCTCTTCATTTACCTCTGAATTGGGAGACAAAGAGCATAGTATCTCGAACTTAACCTTTTCTGCTTCTTGTGTCTGTTGAGAGCTTAGACTTCTCATATTCTTCTTTTCAAATCTTTCCAAAAGAACTGGATTTGTTATCTTTGATATTTTAGCTTGTGCTTTTTTAGCCCATAACTCAGTCTTAGCCTTTATGGCCGGTTTGAACTTTCTTCTTTCTCTTGGAGTGTCATCGGTGGAGTTTTTGGGACGTCCGGGCTCTCCGGGGGAAGGATTGTCTTCCACTTTGGGGGCTGGACCATTAGGTCTGGATCTCATTTCAAGTCCTGTCTTCTCATCAGGGCTCTTAGGATCAAGCTTTAGACCAACCTGAGAAGGAGAAGCTACCCCTGTTTGTAGAGCGATTTTCTCAAGAGAGAAGTCTTTATCGACAGAATGATATGGACTAACCTTTTCTTGCATCTTTCCTCTACCTCTCTTTTTGGCTTCGTTTGAGATCCTTTTCTCTTCAATTCCGGGCTTAGCCTTAATCTGTCTCTGTATAAACTCATCACTAATGATGTTTCTGTCAGCCAGATTTACCATTAACTGCATCATGGAGGCAGGGTCGTCCAGCTGTGTAAAGTCAAACTCTATCTGAGGAGACTGTCTAAAACCCATAGACTTCTGAATAACTTTTACTTGATAATTCCAAAACTCAGTAAGAATGGATCTAACGTAGTTCAGTCTCTCTGTTAACGTTTTTAGAGAGATGAAATTATTTGTAGTTCCACTAGCTCCAAAAGTTCCCGTTAGTGTGGGAGGTATACCAAGACAAGAGTATATAGACATAAGAGTAGGTCTATATTTCTCTTCTCCTAAAAATCTCTGAACATCGGTTCCGGTTTCTAGAAGCTCAATATCTGGCCCCCAAACAATATCCATTGTTCCACCACCAGTGTTGGCTCCCAATATGCCTCCGAGAGCATTTGCGGCTGTTGGAGTAGGGGCGAGCTTATGGTCTAGACTACCAAGCTTCCACACCCTGATCTTATTCACAGCACCATCTAGTGCCGCTTTATCGGCAAGTTTCAGTTTTTCATATAAAATAAGATCATCAAAGCAGGCATAAGTCATGGGATCAGCCCATACTTGCCAATCATCTTTTTTATAGAAATATGTAAAAGTTTTGTCCTCAGGCAATAATATTCCCTTGCCAGAGTTTGTGGTATCTAGAAATTCTTTAGGAATACTTTTGAGCATCTTCCTTTCAATAGGATCTCCAGAATTCTTTATTTTATTAAGATCCCTTTTCAAGTCTTTTGGTATGTCCATTCTATAAAGATAGTTTCCCGACATAGAGGCCAGAGGTCCACCAACCACGTCCAATAGTAGAGGATCAAGAAAGTTATACTGCCAAGGAAGCTCACCCTTTCTAAATAGATTTTCTTTAAGGTCAGCCTTCATGTCTATCTCTGCTACAGCTTTTTGCATTTCAAGACGTTTGCTCTTATTGAGCTTAGCTGTCTTCATTCTTATAACAACATTGGCTTCTCTAAAAAGGAGATTGCAGAACCTTTCTGAAACAAAGGAGCCTTTTACTCTAGAAAACCAGTCATTATAGAATCTTTCTATTCTTGGGTTGGGGTGAACTAATCTAATTCCTTGGCAGGCAAAGTCACCCATTAAGTCAATTGAGTTTCTTATAAGGCCTATCTGCCTATAAGATTTTCGAGCAAAGGAGATAATCTCTTTTGACTTAGTAGGGACTTTTTCGCTAGAACGAAAATAGTCATAGTCGCTTTTTTGGAGTCCGGGACGACCGCTTTGGTATGTAGTTATATTGTCATATGAATTTCGACTTGCAGAGGCGAACTCAGTTATAGAGCTAGTGTAGTTTTTTAGAGCAGCACTTTTCCCCTCTTCATCTTCCCAAGAAGCGTAGGCTTCTCCGTTCTGAAGAGCGTGGTCTATATCTTTCTGTTTGCTGCGCGGATATTTTTTATCTACCATCATAATCCTCAATGAGTATTAAACTGAAAACAATACCTATTATAACTTACACCAATCCTAATTATTCTTATTAACTACAATAAAACTGTCTGGAGAAATGTTTTGAGCCCATTCTGGCCCCTTGTACATGCTTCCTCCGGCTGCTTCTGGTTGTTGACCGACCACTAGGCCTACGTGTTGATATGTAGGCGGTGGTAGCTCTCTCTGTATCGTTCTTGCTATCATATTAGCAATGACCAAAGCGCTATAACGGTCTTTTCTCATTCTTCCCTTTTTTCCAGACCCTAGCTTTACTTCTGGAGTATTCCATCTTTCTCTTCCTGCTGCAGTCACGCTCATTACTATGGTGGATAGCTCGTCCTTTAGTTCTTCTACCTCCATTGCAGCATCCTCTAGTGTATCATAGAGCTTTAAGGCATCTGAATTGCCAACTTTTTCTTTCATTTCCTTAAATAGTATCTTATCTTTTTCAGAAGTAAGGCTTAAGGTCAGGGTGTCAAAACGAGGAAACAACAAAACCTTGTCTTCTAAGTCTTTTCTAAGTCCATGATTAGCATTTGATGTCCAAACTGAGCTGGCAAAGTTTATAAGCTCTAAGCAATGATCTCCGGCTAGATCGTCAGTATCTTTCTTTTTGTTTTCTTCTATAATTTCATAGATAGGTCTTTCTCCGGGCTTAAGCTTATCTAGGTCTCTAAGGCTCTCGGCTATTGTAAAACCACCCCCTTGAGAGTCAATACCAAGTCTGACACAGGGAAATAGCTGCATAAGGTTACGTATCTTGCGAGCACAGAAAGAATAGTAATCATGGGAGTCTGTAAGCCCAACCTTTTTTCTTCCTGCAAAGTCTTTTTTATTTGTAGTCCATGTATAAACAACTCTTTGGTGTTCGGGATGCAGTTCTACCACCACTACTGCAAAATTATCTTGCTCAGAAGCTGGATCAACTCCTATTATATATTTTTTATCCGGCTGACCTCTGGTCATAGAATCAAATGGTTGATCGCACCATTTTGGCCAAGTGGGCTTTTCTACATTGCTGTCATTAGCAACGCACGCATGTATTAAGCTCCTCCTAAAAAATCCCTGACTATCCGATGTGAAGCACGCTCCATATTCCATTTGGTAAATTCCATTGTGCATCGTAGCCCTTGATCTGGCAACCTGCTGATCATCCATAAACCCTTCGGGTATGAGCTCATAAGGAAACCTAATTATAGAGAAAGATGTCCAATCAAGTCTTTTCATATAGTCTGGAATATCTTCTTCATCTTCTTCATTATCAGCAGCAATCTTTTTAAAGTCTCCACGATTAAGTATAGTGGATTTATATTTCTTCCAGTACTCTGCATATGGTTCAAAGTCATATCCTGCGGTTCCAGATATGATCGACTGGTTTGTCTTCCTGTCTTTATAGGTCTCTTCCGATTCATCGTTCCATACTCCTTCCTCCTGCATCTTCTTACGTCTTGCTGCCTCTTTAACGTTTTGCGTGGGATTACTAGATACAGCAGCAAAACCAGCTACAACCGTTTCATAGATATGGGTGGGAATGGAATTGAATTCGTCGGCAATAATAGTATGTGCTCTCAAGCCCCTAATCTTGTTTCCATCACCAAGAGGAACAGCCATTGCCCAACTATCATTAACCTTCATGGTGCATCGGTCAACATCTCTACGGGGACCACTTGCGTCAGAACATATACTCTGAAGAATAGGGGCGTTTCTCCATATCGTATCCATATATTCAAAAATAACTTTAGATTGACGAAAGGCAGCTCCTACTATGACTATTTTTGTTCCGGGAATAAGGGTGCATTTTAGAACGGAATACACAGCCAACAGAAAGGACTTACCGAAACCACGAGAGGCTATATACATTGGAAAAGGCCTATTCCAGAGCTCTCTTAGTACACATGTCTGCACCGGGAGTAAGTCTATGCCCATTAGTGTCTTAACTGTCCAATGAAAGTATTTTGGGTCTCTCATTTTTTTTATTATGTGAAAATGAAAGTCTTTCTTTTCTTCGTCTGTAAGGCCCGAGAGGGGAGACTTGGCGTCCTTGAGGTCTTCTTCTGTTACACCAAGCCAAGCATTCTCGTATGCGTTAACGTCAATTGTAAAGCTCATACACTTTTCTCATTATATAAAAGGCTACATCTTGTGCTCTGACCTTATCTCCACAAGCAATTACATGTATCCCATGTTCAAGTCTTGCTGTAGAAATAACCCTATTCATATACTTGCCCTTTATCTTTATCTGATTCCATTTATGCTTGGGCACAGAAGATCCTGCAGGATATCTCTCTATGTCAGCCCAGCTAAATTCAAATATAAGAAAGGCAAATGGGAAAGACGCCATCTTTTTAAGTTCTGCATGAAATCGCTTTTCACTACAGTTACCTGCAAACTCAGAGACGCTCTCCTTTCTTTCTATACACAAGACATGTTCCATTCCCTCTATTGCATAGTCGCCTATGTCTACTTTAGCAACAGTTGTTCCAGAACAATATGCATTTTCATCATACCACCAACCATGACCCTTTTTCTCTCGGGTGTCTTTAGTAATATGAAATCTATTCTTTTCCGTCATCTTCTTTTCGTTTCTTTAATCTTTGGATAGCTTGGTGTTCTAGCAATTTATAAAAGAAGGCTTCGTACACCTCCTCATTGCCATGAGTGACGTCGTGGCATTTTTTACACAGGGTAATCCCATTGCTAACATCATACCTCATAGAAGGATGACTTGCCCATTTTTTAATGTGGTGGACATGGAGCCTGCTTCTAGAGCCGCATCCGGGATACATACATTTGTTCCCGTCTCTTTTTCTAACTGACTTACGAAAGTTAGCATAAGCAGGGTCATCATAGTTCCTAGCACTGGGACGTATGCGTTTCCAGTTCCTCTTTCTCTTTCTCGGCATTTATATCACTTTCTAACATCCTATGTACTAATTGTTCAAAAGATACTTCTCTCTTCCAGCCTAGTTCCGCTTCTGCTTTATTTGGCAAGCCTCTTAGGTATTCCACCTCTGATGGTCGGTAAAACCTAGGGTCAATTAAAAAGAATTTCTCGTAGCCTTCTTCATCAATGTTAATATATTCAAAAGCATAGGAAAGAAAGTCACGGACGCTGTATGTTTCGCCTGTTGCGATCACATAGTCGTCGGGATCTCTCTTCTGCAACATGAGCCACATCGCATTTACATAATCTTCGGCATGTCCCCAGTCGCGAAACGCTTCTATATTCCCAAGCCGTAGTTTGGGATAAGATTCTCCGTTTCCATAAATATTCTCGTCATCAAATTCAAAGTTTTCTGGGTTAGTATCTAGGCCTTGGCGCTCCGCCCAATTTTTAAAACCTGCTACCCATTGAGTAATTTTTCTTGTAACAAAATTCTCTCCTCTTCTTTCACTCTCATGATTGAACAGAATTCCACATGAAGCATGCAGCCCATAACCTTCTCTATACATACGAACTAGATGATGTGATGCTAGCTTGGCGGCAGCATAAGGACTCTGAGGCTCAAATGCCGTGCTTTCATCTTGAAATTTTACTGGCTCTATTGGAGATCTCTTTGCGTCCGTTATCACTGGGGTATAAGAGTCACAATTCTTACCAAACATTTCACTTGTGCTTGCTTGATAAAACTTGGTAGTAGGTGAGAAACGCCTAACAGCCTCTAGAAAATTGATTACACCTATTGTGTTTACCTGAGTTGTATAGCAGGGCTGATCAAAAGAAGTTTTGACGTGTGATTGTGCCGCAAGATTATAAATCTCATTAGGCTTATTTGTTTCTACAGCGGAGTAGACAGACCCAGAGTCTGTGATCTCAAATTCCTGCAGCTTAAAGTTTGGAGCCTCTAGTAGGTGGGAAATGCGGTCAATATTATTTGTGCTTGAACGCCGTCTGAGACCAATGACATCATATCCCTTGTCTACCAAGAGATCTGCAAGGTAAGATCCGTCCTGACCAGTCACTCCGGTTATTAACGCCTTCTTCGTATCTTTTGCCTTCCTCAGGTTCTCTAGGTCTTTCATGCGGGCTGCTCTATCTGTCTCGGTATCATCTCTTCCATCATAGCTTATAGTAGTCATTTAATCATTATCCTCCATATCTATAGTGTCCGCATTAATAAAGGGTTGGTCCACTAACCCATCTTCAAAAGTATGGTATTCCGCCAATTTATCCAAGGCTTTGTCGGCGGCAATCCTATTGACTTCCATGCTCTGTTCTTCACGCTTCCGAACCTCCTCATTGTCAAGTTGTCTTAACCAAGATGAGAAGTTTGTCTTTGCATCTTCTGATCTTCTCTTCCTTTGCTCACGGGTCCCCTTCAAATCTTTTAGGAGCCGCTCCTTCTTTGTCAAGAGTTTTTCATGTTCGTTGATATAGGCTGACTTGCTTGCCATTAATGCCCCCAATTGCGTCTGGAAACTGGCGATTGCATTAGGGTCCTGAATTCCAACAGGTTTATCCATCTCATCGTCAATGAGTCTATTCAATCTTTCAATATTGGAGACAACTTCCTGACGATCCTCCATTCCTCGGTTAATGAGAATTTCCGTCCTGATGACCTCTAAGATCTGCATTTCCTCGGTATGAGTCACGTCCTCTGAAAACTGCTTAAAATAATCGATCCACTGATGCTCAAAGAAAATAAGCTCTGGATCACTAAACTGTTTGCCCAGCTCCTTATAATAGTATCTTTCGCGAAGATGAATGAGCATATACTCATGATCGGTCAAATCCCGCGCTTTAAGATTTTCCTTATCAATAAATCTTTGTACTGGAGCCGCCGTCCTATTGAGTTTTTCCGCAATCTCCTCGATGCTTAAATCAAAACAATTCTGACGAATGTAGTCCATTTCCCCGTTTGAGAGTTTACCACGCTTCTTGGTCAATGTTATTCTCCTTTAGCACAATATATATTTCCTCAAGTAGTTTATCCTTGCGATTTTTACCAAGCTTCAGATTGTTAATAAGTCTTATCCAATCCTCGCGAAACCCTACGTGTAGCTGTTCGTCTAGTATCTCCATTACTTCCTTGGCAAATAAAGTACTCAAAGAGGCAGTTTCATGTTCTTTTTGATCAAATTCTACTGATACACTATGCATTAGGTTTTTCTTGGCATTGTTCCTATCAAGCCATCCCTTATATAGGTGACATTCTTCTTGGTCTACAAAGGCTGTGCATTTCTTACTAATATAGAACTCGCATGTATCACAGGGCTTCTCTAATCTAGAATAGTTATTTCTTTTAAAATTATAGAGGCGATTCCTAACATGTGTCCATAAAAAATTCTCTAGTGGCCTTTTACCATCATATTTCTCTAGACCCTCCCATGCGAATAGGCGTGCCTGTTGTTTCATGTCATCTGGAGAATGATAGCCGAACTTAAACTTATAACACAGTCGATTAGCAATACCGTCAATTACATCAATGACTTCCTGTTCACTGTGGTTGTCGGGTATCTTCATCCACTACCTGAATCTCGTCAAGTTCTACTTCAAATTCTTGGAAAGTTAGGGCAGCAAAGCCTCCATCCATCGAATCAATTGAAATGTCTACTGCAACGACCCCTTCTATAAGCTCACCAGTGTCGGCGTTTTCTATCCTTGTTTTGGTGTGATCACCATTATAAAAAATCTTAATTTTCACGTCTCTTACACTTTCCTCCACAACACTTATTCTTAGGATTGTCCAGTACTGAAGAAATTGCAATCTCGGCGCCTTCTTCTAATTCCTCTTCTTCTAGTTCTTTGTCTACTTCTTCTTGCAATTCCTCGGAAGCAGTAACTTTTAGTTCACTCTCTACAAATTTTGGATCATTCATGATTTTAACAAACCCCTTTCTTAAGATACGTTATATAATATTATATACACGAAAGACCACTTTTAGGAACATAAAGAATATAAAATGAACATAAAATGGACAGAGAAAGAGCGTCAATTTGTTATTGACAACGCTGCTACCATGAAAGATAAAGACTTGGCAGATAAAATAAGCCAAATGGCGGGAAGAACGGTCACTTTAGATGCTGTGCGTAAGGTACGGCAGAAACTAGGCATTAAAAAGAAACGAGGACGTGGGATCTGTGGGATCAGACAAACACCAGAAGAGTAGCGTAGCTGACGAATTAAAGAGCGCTCAAAGAACATTAAGTCTAGTGCAAAAATCTAAATTTGCTGACCCTTATTATGTTGATAAGCTAAAAGAGAAGATCCGGAAACTTCAGCAGTCTCTTGCTGCGCAATAGGGTAACGACCACTTTTATTAAGTAGGTGTCCAAGATTTTTTAGGCAAAGGACCACTTTTATTAAAAGGTTATCCTAGTTATGTGTGCACCACCACGGGCAATTTGCTATATATTTACTCTACCCTACCCATTTTATAAAACTACCCCCTGCGCGTGGGTGGCTTGGTGTGTTTTTCTGTAAATACCCTTGACAAAAGTCGATAAGTATGATATAATAGGAATAATAAACAAACAAAAAGTATTTAGGTTATTTTATAAATAAAGTTAAGTTTACCCTTGACAAGTGCCGATATATATTATATACTTAAGACATAAGAAGTTAACAACAAACAAAGGATAAATAAAATGTTTACAGTAAAAAAAGAATTAAGATTCAACGGTGTTCACAATCGCTACTTAGTTTCACGATTACAAGGTGTGCAATATTCTATTCACGCTACGACTACTAAGTTAAACATAGGCGATAAGTTAAATGTAATCAGTCCTATCGCTAATAGTAACGATAAAAAATACTTGCTAAATAAATACAAATAATTAACAATTGCCCTTGACAAAACAACAAACATAGTATATAATACAGACATGATAAACAACAATACAATCAACGAAAGAGAGATTAAGATGACATTAACACCTAGCGAACTATTGGCAATGGTAGCATCAGTACAATCAGATGAGGTTGAACTAGATGAAGTAGACATGCGATGCGATGAAGCTGAGTATGAACACTATGAAGCTAACTGGGAAGAACTAGAAAGCGATGACGGACATATAGAATTATATGAAGATTAAGGCTTGACATATACTAGCGTATAGTATATAATATAAGCATACTAAACAACTCAACGAAAGAGAGTAACACAATGAAGACAACTGAAACAAACATCTTAAACGTAGTATACAACAGTCATCGTA